AACTAGATACAAAACTACGTTTCTTAGATCTAGCCAATGAACTAGCACATGACAACACAGTGCTACTACAGACTACTATGGGTGCTGTAGCAGTTACTGAACAGGCTATTATCAATGAAGCACATCAATTAGGTATGGTTGTTCCAAATCGTAACCGTGATGAGCAGTTTGACACACAAGCGGCGGGTGCGTATGTGGCTACTCCTAAAGCAGGCATGCATGATTACATTGGTGCTATCGACATCAACTCACTATATCCTTCAGCTATTCGTGCGCTTAACATGGGCCCAGAAACTATCGTTGGACAACTGCGTCAGACCATGACTGAACACTATATTAAAGAGAAACAAACAGCAGGCAGTAGTTTTGCTGACGCATGGGAAAACTTATTTGGTAGTTTAGAATATACCGCAGTTATGAATGGTGAGATTGGCACAGAGATTACCATTGACTGGGCCAATGGTACTAGTGATGTGCTCAGTGCCGCAGATGTTTGGCGATTGATCTTTGACAGTAATAAACCTTGGATACTATCAGCTAACGGTACTATATTCAATAATGAACGCAAAGGTGTTATCCCTGGCTTGCTAGAACGTTGGTATGCTGAACGTAAAGAAATGCAGGCTAAGAAGAAAGAAGCTACAACTGATGAGGACACAGCATTCTGGGACAAGCGTCAGCTAGTTAAGAAAATTAACTTAAACTCCTTGTATGGTGCTATTCTTAATCCTGGTTGTCGTTTCTTTGATAAACGTATTGGACAATCAACTACCTTAACTGGTCGTACTATCGCTAAACACATGGATGCTTATATCAATGAATGTATCACCGGTGTTTATGATCATACTGGTGAAGCAATTATCTATGGTGACACTGACTCATGTTACTTTAGTGCGTATCCAATGGTCAAGGCTGATGTTGAGGCTGGTAAGATGGAATGGAACAAAGATATAGCAGTGGGTTTATATGACAGCATCGCCGATCAGGTCAATGAAAGTTTTCCGGCATTCTGTGAACGGGCATTCCATACTCCAAGACGCCAAGGTGACTTGATCAAAGGTGGTCGTGAGCTGGTTGCACTCAAAGGTTTATTCATCAAGAAGAAACGGTATGCTGTGTTGATCTATGACATGGAAGGGCACCGTTTAGATAGTCACGGCACTCCGGGCAAAGTAAAAGCCATGGGCCTGGACTTAAAGAGATCCGATACTCCAAAAGTAATCCAAGACTTCTTAAGTGATATTTTATTACAGGTGTTAACTGGTACAGGGCGTGATGCTATCATCGACAAAGTACGTGAGTTCAAGCTAGTATTCACAGAGCGTCCAGCTTGGGAAAAAGGTACACCTAAACGTGTAAACAACCTGACCAAGTATAGTAAAGAAGAAGAACGCCTAGGCAAAGCCAACATGCCAGGGCATGTGCGTGCAGCCATGAACTGGAACAATCTAAAACGTATGATGGGTGATCAATATAGTATGAGTATTGTTGATGGTATGAAAACAGTTGTGTGTAAACTTAAAGACAATCCATTGGGCTATAGTAGTGTTGGATACCCCACAGATGAAACACATATACCAGCATGGTTCAAAGAACTACCATTTGATGATGCTAGTATGGAAACTGGTATCGTAGATCAAAAGGTAGAAAACTTACTAGGTGTGTTGAAATGGCAAATTGCAGAGAACACACAAATTTCCACAACCTTTGATAATTTGTTTAGTTTTGAATAATGGGAAAATTACGTGAACTAGTCAAGTTTAGAAATGAACTTGTAGAGAAACTTGATCAGTTAGATCTCAATGAAGATATAGAAAATAAAATTCGATCGCTATCTATATTGTCATTTGAGAACTCTGAGTCAACGTATTTGTCAAATATAAGTGATGCTATAACCTCGTATCAATCTCTGCAGACCGAGGCGCAAACTGTTAAAAATAAATTAAAAGAATTTCTTAAAGAGATTAATAAAGAACTTTACTCGTATGCCAGAACTGAATACACTTCTGACTTCTATCAAAAAAACTTTGTAGAGGAAGGAATTAAAAAACATTTAACACTAAATGTAGACCTAACAGATAAAATAGTCAGTAGGATCACACTGTATTGTGATTGGCATTATCCAGGTTTGCTGATCATGCCAAGAAGTAAAGATTATATAGACCTAATGGTTGGATGTGATCCGTTATATCTGACTGCTTATTCTACACCAATCCTTTGGGATTTATCTCCAGGAATGGAAAAGGTTGTTCATGATGGATTAGTAGATGCCCTTGACTCATTTGAATCCTGGGAAATATATAATCTAAAAGAGATGATTGCCAAATACCCATTAGTCTATCAGCGTAGGGTAAGACTATACAGTATTAAAGATAGAGATTTTAGAATTTTACCAAGAGAGCAATTTGGATTTGTACTATGTTGGGATACGTTTGATTATCTGACCTATGACATTATCAAACAATACGTACAAGAAGTCTTCAAAATGCTACGCCCGGGTGGCGTGTTTATGTTTAGTTACACTAATTGTGAACTAACAGAATCTGCGGACAAGGTTGATTCATGGAATGCCAGTTGTTGTTTTTCATCTTGGTTATCAGAACTATTCTTAGAAATTGGTTATGAGTTAATTACATTTTATGATGAAAGAATTGACGGGGAGAGACCGTCATATATTAGTTGGGCAGAAGTACGTAAGCCCGGAGAACTTAAAACAATTAAATATCATCAATCAATGGGCGAAATACGAGATATCAATGAATAAATTTTATCAAACCACTTGCAAAACCTAAATAAACCATATATAATACATTATCAAACAGGAGAATTAAATGCGTGATCACTTATTAGACATCGTTAAAAACACTTATGGATTGGGCAATATCGATTTAGTTAAAATCGTAGGCACTGATTCAGAAACAGCAATTGAGGCACTAGCAGAAGACCGTAGTGTTATTGTACAGGCTAAACTAAACGGACCAGTGGCAGAATTCATTGGCACATTTGGCATGCCAAACTTAGGTAAACTAAGTATTATCTTAGGTATTCAGGAATACAAAGAAAATGCTAAAATTAGTTTAACCAAACAAGATCGCAATGGTGAACAAGTTCCAGTGGGCTTACATTTTGAAAATGCTGCTGGCGACTTTAAGAATGATTATCGTTTTATGAGCCAAGAGATTGTCAACGACAAACTTAAAACAGTTAAGATGCGTCCAGTAACATGGAATGTAGAGTTTGTGCCAAGCGTGGCAAATATCCAAAGATTGAAGTTTATGGCCAGTGCTAATGCAGAAGAAGCAAACTTTACTGCTAAGACTAACAACGGTAACTTAGAATTATCATTTGGTGATCATTCAAGTCACGCAGGTAATTTTGTATTCCAAGCAGGTGTTACAGGTACATTAACCAAAGCATGGTCGTGGCCAGTAGGGGCAGTTATTAGTATCTTAAACCTAGCTGGTGATAAGAAATTTAGCATCAGTGATGAAGGTGCGGCACAGATCACTGTTAATAGTGGTCTAGCAACTTATAACTTTATCTTACCAGCACAGAGCAAGTAATGTCAAGTAAATGGGCACACCTAGGGCATACCTTAGGTGAATGCTGGAATGACTCAGACAAATCAATAACATTTGTCAATATTCCAAAAAATGCCAGTAGTTTTATCAAAGGGTGTTTGCTCAGCAGTGGTAATTTCACGCACAGCGATAGTCTAGTCACTGCTGACCACTACCTTGTTGCTCTACGTGATCCAATTGATCGTTGGATCAGTGGTATTGCTCAATTTATGAATGATGAAAATAATCAAAGTGTTACACTGCATGATCTAGTTGACCGTGTGACTATTGATGATCACACAGAATTACAAACATACTTCTTAGAAGGAGTTGACTTGGATCGTTGTACTTTTATTCAAGTTGATAAGAATTTAAGAACAAATTTATCCGCATGGTTCAAAGAAAACGATTATATTGTCAACATGGATAATATACCAAACATTAACCAAGGTAACCAATTACTCAAAGACAGATTTGCCGCAATGGTTGACGGCAACAGTCAAATCAAGTTAAAATTAGTTACACACTACGAACAAGACTACGCACTAATTAATCGAGTAAAATTTTATGGAAATTGATAATTTAACCAGCAAGCAACTAGACTATGCTGTATTCCTACCAGCATTGAGTGGCTTCTACGCTACTTATGTAGGTAAGCAACGTCATGATCCCACGTATGTAGATCCGGCACGCATACCGGCAGACTTTGAAAACGGCATTGAAGGACTTAACTGGCTCAATCCAGATGCGGCATACTTTCCATATCAATGGGCGTTATACTCAGCAGGTCATGCAGAACTTGATGTCAATAAGCATAGCCCCAAAGAAGATATGATACGTAATCGTGATCGCAGTAGATCATTTGTCTTAGGCGACAGTGGTGGGTTCCAGATTGGTAAGGGCGTATGGGAAGGTGATTGGAAGAATCCTACGTGTCCTAAAGCACAAAAGAAACGTGAGCTAGTGCTCAAGTGGATGGATGCTTACATGGACTATGGTATGATTTTAGATATCCCAGCTTGGGTATGTCGTAGTCCAGCAGGCCGTGAAGCCACAGGCATTACTACTTACATGGAAGCCGTTGAAGGTACTTATATCAATAATGATTACTTTATGGCTAACCGCACAGGTGCTTGTAAGTTCTTAAACGTATTACAAGGTGAGAATCACACAGAAGCAGAAGATTGGTATCAACGCATGAAGAAGTACTGTGATCCTAAACAGTACGACAAACCATTCAATGGGTGGGCTATGGGTGGGCAGAACATGTGTGATGTTCATTTGATACTTAAACGTTTAGTGTCCCTACGCTTTGACGGATTGTTACAAGAAGGCCTGCATGACTGGATGCACTTCTTGGGTACAAGTAAACTTGAGTGGGCATGTTTATTAACCGACATTCAACGTGCTGTACGCAAATATCATAATCCTAACTTTACTGTGAGCTTTGACTGTGCTAGTCCTTTCTTAGCTAGTGCCAACGGACAGATTTATATCCAAACAGAAATTGAAAACAAAAGTAAATGGACTTATCGCATGGTACCAAGTGTAGACGATAAGAAATATGCTACGGACACACGTCGTTTCCGTGATGCTGTATTACAAGATAACTTATTCAAAGCATTTACAGAAAGTCCAGTGAGCCAACGTTGTACTATTAAAGATATTTGTATCTACAAGCCGGGTGACCTAAATAAGATTAACAAAGAAGGTCGGACAAGTTGGGATAGTTTCAGCTATGCTATACAGATGGGCCATAATGTTTGGAGTCATTTGACAGCGGTACAAACAGCTAATCAAGAATACGATCGTGGAATCATGCCAGCTATGATGCACAGTGAAACCGCAGATAAGAAAACTCCTAGAAACTACGGAACAAATACTTTCCGTGAGATCGTTGACTTAATATTTGCTGTAGATAATAGAGAAGACGCACTAGCATTGATCGAATATTACAGCGCATACTTCCAAGATATCAGAGGAACACGTGGAGCCACTGGTGACAAAGCTGTCAATGCTGGTACTATGTTTAATAGTTTATTTGGTAGTGATGAACCAGAAGAACATCACGTAGATGACAGTGGATTAGATGAAGCTAGCTTAGACGATTTAGAAACCCAACTAGGAGAATAACGTGAATAAGGACAAATTGCAACATCACCTTAAACATTTAGAAGAACGTCACGCAGAGTTAGAAAAGAAAATTAAAGAAGGGTACAGTCATTACCTAGATGATGCACACCTTGGTAAAATCAAACATGAAAAATTAGGTATTAAACGCGATATTGGAAAAACTCTTAAACAACTGGAAGAATATAAATGAAACGTGAATATGTATCTGGTGAAAGAGACGCAGTAACTTACTTTGTAGGTGATGAAATTGAACACACACCTGCTTTTGGTATGCGTACACTATTTGTAGTGGGTATACAGAAAGTAGAAGAAATTATCAGCCTAGCCGAGTTACACAAGTGCAAGCATATCTACTTTGGTGCTAATCAAAGCTATAGTCCAGAATCTACAGATGAAATGTTTGTTTGGGATCATATGATCATGGAATGCCTAACTGAGAATTATTGGTGTACTTTAGATTTTGATGCACAGTGGGTAGAAGATGTTATTGAAGGTGGTATAGTTGAGCAACGTCGTTTTATTCCACAAATTTCGGTAAAATTGCCCTACTTGACACAGCTAGGATATAATGCTACAATTAAGATAGACGATAAAGATTTTGATGCAACAAACCCAGGTGTTTGGTGTCATCGCCTACGTGATTTAACAACAACTAACTCATTCACTGACTGGGATGAATATGGCAAGGATATTGTTATAAAATGATATTAGAAGAACGTGAACGTATAGATAGAATTATCAAGGCTGCACAGAAAAAGGTATGGGTCACCTTTCAAAAGGAGGGCATTCATTGCTTTCCGGCGGCTGCAACTGATCCTAAACTAAATACTGGAGATGAGTATGATGTTTCGTTTCTTGCTAATCCTCATCGTCACATCTTTCATTTCAGGGTGTGTATTGATGTCTTCCACGACGACAGGGAACTTGAGTTCATCCAATTCAAACGATGGCTTGAATCCTTATACCGTGGTAACATTTTGAAATTAGATTTCAAAAGTTGTGAAATGATCTCAGATGATCTTTACTTAAAGATTGCTGAAAAGTATCCCAATCGTGATGTTCACATAGAAGTAAGTGAAGATGGCGAAAATGGGAGTTATGTTGAGTACAACTGTACTCGTCCTTACCAAACTGTCACTGTATAGGAGATTTAATCGTGGCAACTCAAAACAAGCCTAATAGGACTTATCCAATGAAGGCCGAAGTAAGACAAATTTTCAATGACTTAGACGCATGGCTTAACTACTGTCGTTTCCGTATGATCAAGTATGATGAGGCTGATCTTTATCGTTCAGTAGAATACAAAGAATGGCAAGAGCGTCGAAAGAAACGCCAACAATGGCAGGCTCGTAATGGCATTGTCTACAATAAACAAAATCGAGGTCGATAATGACTGTATTTCTAGTTGATCTAGAAGCAGTTGAAACTAGGTACACGGGTCAATGGAAGACTCATGTACCTGCTCTCTTACGAAAGGAAGGACATGATGTTCATATCATTGAAGGACCCACTGATATACCAAGTGCTACTACCCCTGGTGCTTTTCTTAATTTCGGCGGTACTAACATATACAAAGCCCGCCAAGTCGAACAGATGGGGAGATTGTTTTGCGATGGTAGAGTTAACTCTGGTGATCACTTTCTTTTTACTGATGCATGGCATCCTGGAATTATTAATCTAAAGTACATGAGCGAGTTGTTAGGTATCAAAGTAACTATCCATGCCCTATGGCATGCTGGTAGTTATGATCCTCAAGACTTCTTAGGTAGATTAATTGGTGATACACCGTGGGTTAGAAATGCCGAAAAGAGTTTCTTTCATGCTGTAGATCACAACTATTTTGCCACAGACTTTCACATTAAAATGTTTTATGAAACTCTACTACAAAACGGACTGATGTTAGAACACGCATGGGCAGAAGAATGGTTTGAAGAATTACATCAAGATAGTAAAATCGTACGTACAGGTTGGCCTATGGAATATATGGACAGTGCGTTAACGTTATATAAGAATATGGACAAGCGCGATTTAATCTTATTTCCACATCGTATTGCTCCAGAGAAACAAGTAGAAATATTCCGTGACTTAAAAGAACACTTACCACAATACGAATTTGTTGTTTGTCAAGATCAACATCTTACAAAGAATGAATATCATAATTTGTTAGGTGAAGCTAAACTTGTGTTTAGTGCTAACCTACAGGAAACACTTGGTATTAGTTGGTACGAAGGTGCTGTTGTGGATGCTATTCCAATGGTGCCGGATCGTTTAAGTTATAGCGAAATGGCCATGGATGAGTTCAAATACCCAAGTGAGTGGACAGAATCATTTGATGCATACAAACAACATAGAACAGAAATCATCGCAAAGATTGACAACTACATGAAAAACTATAATTCATTCTTGCCCGCATTAAAAACACAAACTCACAAGCTAACAGCTAACTTCTTTAGCGCAACCAATCTATTAGAAAATATTAAATAATGGGATTTGAAAAGATCTCAGAGTTTGAATCTGCACTAGCCAAGTTTACTGGTGCGCCATATGCAGTTATGACTGACTGTTGCACACATGCCATTGAATTATGCCTACGATTTGATCAAGTTAAATCAACACAATTTACTCCATATACATATCTTAGTGTTCCAATGACCATGCACAAGCTAGGTATAGAATATTCTTATTTGGACATATCCAAACAATGGGTAGGTGAATACCAATTTCAAGGTACTCGAATCTGGGACAGTGCCCGTCTGTTAAAACAAAACATGTACCGCTCAGGTATGCTACAATGTTTAAGTTTTGGCCATGACAAACCACTATCAATCGGTCGAGGTGGTGCAGTATTAACTGATGATGTAGAAGTATATGATGTACTCAAACATCAATGCTATGATGGCCGTGATCTAACTGTTAGTCCCTGGGAACAACAACTAACATTCCGTGTTGGTTATCATTATCGCCCAACCATAGAAGAAGCAGTACGAGCATTAGAATTATTATCAACTGTTGACCAAAAACCTAAATACAAACAGTATCCAGACCTACGTGATATTATTATCAAATAAGTTTGACATAGACCTAAATAACCTATATAATATTAACATATCCCAATCCACTGGGTAAACATCGGAGTAAAGAAATTGTCAAAATATAAAGTAAGTGAAACAATTCGTAATAACTTGAAAGCAAGTAACAAACGCTTTTGGGCTGGCGATAATATTTCAGAATATATTACAGCAGAAAATAAAGAACTGTTAATTGACGAAGCCACTGAAGCATTTGAAAGTGTTTTAGATACGTTATTAATTGATCGTGAAAATGACCCAAACAGTCACGGTACAGCTAGACGACTAGCTAAAATGTACTTTAACGAGATCATGGCAGGTAGATATGAGCCTAATCCAGATGCTACAGCATTTCCAAATGACAGCGTAGATCGTTATGAAGGTATGTTGGTAGTACGTAGTGAACTACGCAGTATGTGTAGTCATCATCACCAACCAGTTAAAGGTGTAGCCTATATTGGTATTATTGCCGCTAGTAAACTAATTGGACTTAGTAAGTATACACGTATTGCACAATGGTGTTCTACCCGTGGTACATTACAAGAAGAATTATGCAATGATATCACACGCGAGATTATGAAAGCCACAGGCAGTGAAAACGTTGCCGTATACATCCAAGCAACACATGGTTGCTGTGAAAATCGTGGTATTATGGCACATAGTAGTCTAACACAAACAACAGTGTTAAAGGGCGCATTCAAAGATGATCCAGACACCAAGAAAGAGTTCTTTGACAATATTAAATTACAACAGGAGTTTGCACCAAGATGAGTGACTTAAAACAACTAGCAAGAAATTATTTTGAAACATTTAGTCGCATGGACATCAATGGCCTTGAAGCGTTATTCAGTGATGACATAGTATTACGTGATTGGGAACAGGCAGCTATTGGCAAGGTTGATGTGATCACATCTAATCAAAACTTGTTTCAAAGAGTAACAAGTATTCAAGTTGACCCAGTTCAAATTTATCAAGATGAGAACACTGTGGCGGCTGAATTAATTGTTACTATTAATAATGAAATTAGATTATTAGTAACAGATGTGATAACATTTACAGGCGACAAGATCAGCAGTATCAGAGCCTACAAAGGATAATCATGCGTTGGATTAAAAAGAAGATATGTAATTGGTTGGGTGTCGAACGATTTGACGATTGGGGGTCTGTTGAAGAATCTACTCCGTTGAGATGTCGTAATGATTCCCCCACCTTCTTTGATCGCAATCCAGAAACTAATTTTCGTATCTACACTGCATCGGGTGGTATTATACTTGAAGTAGGTCGATGGGATAAACTTAAACAAGAATGGAATACCAACATGCATATCATCAATGATGACGACGAGCATAAAACTGATAGTATTGCTAAAATTATGACCTTGGAGTTGATGCGATGAAAAAGTTATACGTAGACGACATACAGATCCGTGAATATGTGAATAAAATCTCATATCAAATGTACAAGGACAATTGGCGTCCGGACTATATTGTAGGACTTACCCGCGGAGGACTTGTTCCCGCGGTGTATATGAGCCATATGTTAGATATCCCTATGGAAACATTAAAGGTAGCTCTACGTGATGGACAAGGTGGCGAAAGCAACTGCTGGATGGCTGAAGACGCATTTGGTTATATTAGTGCTAGTAGTGTGCCCAGACCAGCGGATGAACCAACTAGTGATCCAGCACTGCGTAAAAACATCTTGATCTTAGATGATATCAATGATACTGGTGCTACATTAGATTGGATCATCAAAGATTGGCAAGGTATTAATTTACCCAATGATCCAGCCTGGACAGACATCTGGGGCAACAATGTCCGTTTCGCTGTGTTATTTGATAACCTAAGCAGCAATTTTAGCCGCAAAGTTGACTATAATGCTGTAGAAATAAACAAAGCAGAAGAGGATGTTTGGATTGTCTACCCTTGGGAAAGATAAGTATTTAGATGTCAATGAAAAATATCTATCTATGGAACAAGAGTGTAGTCAGTGCTACCATCCTTCCTACCTTATGGTTTAGTGCAAAAACTTATCACGAGGAATATGGTAAAACCGCAGATCATTGGTTATGGCAAAATCCATTTATTCACCTTAGATCTATAGAAGAAGTACTTGAAGATTGTAAAATTAATCCACCAACTATATTTGGATTTTCTCTATATCTCTGGAATCACGTAGAAGCTGATACCTTAGCACAAGAAATTAAAAAACAATATCCTAAATGTCTTATAATCTACGGTGGACCGCAGGTTGACATTAAATATTCAGATAAATTCTTTCAGTTAAAACCGTGGGTTGATTTGGTAGTACCCAGTGATGTCTACGGTGAGCCATTATTATCATATATTTTGGATAACTTTGATAATCTAAAAGTACAAGAAATTCCAGAAGTTTACTACCATCGCGGCGGGATTAAATTTAGATCTAAAGTTCCGTTCGTTAAACGTAGTTTCACCTGGCCTAGTAATATCTTTGAAAAACAAAAAGATTATATTAATATACCCGAAGGCGAATCGTTTGTTGCAGTATATGAGACTACCAGAGGATGCCCATATGGGTGTACTTATTGCGACTGGGGTGGTGGCACTTATACTAAGGTGGTTCGCAAGCCAATGGCCACTATCTTATCTGAGCTAGAATTTTTAAGTAAAAACAAAGTTGAATATATTTACATTGCAGATGCTAACTTTGGAATTTATAAAGATGATATTAACATAATCAATCATATCGTTGATCTTAAAGAAAAATACGGGTATCCGCTCAAAATGAGCGTTGAAAATGCCAAAAATAATTTAGATCGTGTAGTTCAAATACAAGAACTACTAGTTAAAAATCAATTAGTAAATTATTATAAAATCTCAATACAAAATACCAATGATGAAATTAAAAAAAATATTGATCGTGTTGATATCCCGTTCAACGACCAATTGAACGCTATTTTAGAGCTTAAGAAAAAATACAATGTTCCTATCCTCATTGAGACTATCTTAGGATTACCCGGAGACAATTACAAGCATACACTAGAAAGTATTGACATATTTCATCAAAACGAAATTGAAAGTCATCGACCTGCTATATGGAATTTATTGCCCGAAGCGCCTGCTTATGCTCCGGCACAACGAGAAAAATTTAAGATTAAAACTAAATGGTTTGAAGTATATAGTATAGCATTTAGGTATAAAAATTCAGCCATAACTGATGAGGGTGTTAATACTGTAACTGGCAGATTGATGGCTGAGAATGTAATTAGTACCTACTCATATTCGGAATATGAATGGTGTGATATGTTGGCAGTTAATATGATAAGTGGTATATCTGCTACCTTAGGTTTTAATTTTTTAACCGGATATCTTAATAAACAACATGATTTAAGTTCTAGTGTATTTTACGATAAAATTTATAAAGAACTATTGGTTAAAAAGAATTTCACATCAGATGTGTTAAATGAAAAACTTGGCGGAATAGTTGATCATCTATATAAAGTAATTGATGATGATTCTATACAATCAATTGAATTTGATGTAGGACCAAACTTTCCAATGTGGTTGGCTCCGTTTGTGTATGTTGGTTTTATAATAATGCTATACCCAAAAGAGTTTTTTACTGATATTGGGAACCTTTTTACTAAAATTACCAATGATGAAAAAATTGTTGACTTGTGCATGTATTTGGCAAATATTATAATCGATATTGATTATGATCCTGTAGTCAAAAGAACTTTTCAAACTAACTATAATTGGTACAGTCATTTTAATGATAAAAAACCATTGCTTAAATCCAAATATGAATATAAAATATTAGATGAGAGGTTGAAATTTACAGGTACATCAAATTTTGAAATATCAGATTATCATACATGTAAAGATAGAGACCAAAAAATTAAACAATTCTTTTATCACAGAGCATCTAATGCGGCGAGAAAGAAATACGCAGAGCATATAATTGAGAATGAAGTTCTTCAGACAACAAAGTAAATTAATAGGATGGCTAGCTAATATCGTCACTGTTGTTGGGGTGGTGTTTACCAGTCTTGACGTCTACCCGCTCAACATTATTATACTATCAGTGGCCTGTGTATTTTGGGTCATAACAGGCATACTATGGAAGAAACCAGAGTTATGGTCATTAAATGCTATAATATTATTCATATATCTATACGGATTGATTAGATGATTGCAAACAAAACACAAGAAGCATTGATTATTTTACAAGAAGAGTGCGCAGAAGTTATACAAGCGGCTAGTAAGATATATCGCTTTGGTATAGACAATGAACACAAGTCAGGAAACACACAACGAGCTAATTTAGAAATGGAAATTGGTGATGTCCTAGCATTGATAGATATTTTAGTTGAGCAGGGTGTAGTAGATCTAAATAACATTAATGTAGCTAATGCAAACAAAAAAGAAAAACTAAAGAAATGGTCGAGCTTATATGAGTAAACTTAAAGTCAGTGAAATATTCTATTCAGCACAAGGTGAAGGTCGCTTCATTGGTGTGCCTAGTGTGTTCTTAAGGACCTTTGGCTGCAACTTTACCTGTGGTGGATTTGGTATGAAGGATCGAACACAGATGAGCACAGAGCGTGAGTTCATCGATCCTACAAAATATCGCATATACGAAGAGCTACCTTTGGTTACCACAGGCTGTGATAGTTATGCCAGCTGGGATCCTCGATTTAAGAACTTTAGTCCCCTATTAGAAACAGATGCTGTAGTCAAGCGTATGCTAGATCTGGTGCCTAGCAACAGTTGGATCATGCCCAATGGTAATGATACACATTTGGTTATCACAGGTGGTGAGCCATTGCTGGGTTGGCAACGTGCTTATCCAGACTTGTTAAGTCATAAGGATATGTATAACCTAAAGAACTTAACGTTCGAAACCAATGGCACCCAGGAACTACATGAAGACTTTGCCAAGTACTTGAAACTATGGAATCGTGGCAGTCGTGAGATAACATTCAGTGTAAGTGCTAAACTAAGTGCGTCGGGTGAGTTGTGGTGTGACGCAATTAAACCTGAGATTGTTAAGAGCTATGAGCGTGTAGGTACAACATATCTCAAGTTTGTAGTTGAAAACCCCAATGACTTTGACGAAGTAGATCGTGCAGTATCAGAATACAGGAAGGCCAAGTTCAAAGGCGTTATATACATTATGCCAGTAGGCGGTGTTGTAAGTGTTTACAACGGCAACAAATTTAACGTAGCTGATGAAGCTATGCGTCGTGGTTATTATTACAGCCCAAGATTACATGTTGATCTTTGGGGTAACAGTTGGGGAAAATAATTGGGATATCTATTTACAAGTGAAAGTGTAGCAGAAGGCCATCCAGATAAAGTAGCGGACGCTATCAGTGATGGAATTTTAGATCTGGTAATGCGCGATGAAAACATCGCTAGCCGTTGTGCTTGCGAAACATTAGTAACAACTAATCGTGTGGTCCTAGCAGGTGAATATAAAGGTAATTTGGACTCCGCAGAAGTTGACACAACTGTAAGAAATATTATCAAAACAATTGGCTACGAACAAGCGGGCTTTGATTGGCGTACGGTAGAAATCACAAACTTACTACATGGGCAAAGTGCAGACATTGCTCTAGGCACAGACACATTTGGTGCTGGTGATCAAGGACTTATGTTTGGTTATGCTTGTAAAGAATCAGTTGACTACATGCCTGCGGCAATTTATTGGAGTCACGAGATTCTAAAAGCTCTAAAAGCTGTACGAGAAGAAGGCATTTCTTGGTTAGGGCCTGATGCTAAGGCGCAGGTTACACTTGAATACGACAGTAAAGGATTACCTATTCGTATTGATAAGATCGTATGTAGCACACAACATGATGCTGACAAAGACATTGAAGAAGTTAGAGCAGTGGTAAAATCAGTGATCCGTGCTATTGTTCCATTGTTCTTAATTGATCATCGTACAGAGTTCTTAATTAATCCAACTGGCCGTTTTGTTATTGGTGGACCAGATGGTGATACTGGACTTACAGGACGTAAGATTATCGTTGATACCTACGGTGGCAGTTGCCCACATGGTGGCGGTGCGTTCTCTGGCAAGGATCCTACCAAAGTGGATCGTAGTGCGGCTTACATGGCTCGTTATCTAGCTAAGAACATCGTAGCCAGTGGTCGTGCTAATCAAGCAACTGTGCAGATCAGTTATGCCATTGGTGTTAAAGAACCTACTAGTTTGTTTGTTAAAACAGATCAAGGGGTTGACGTTGACAGTATCGAATGGATACGTAAAAATGTTGATCTAACACCCAAGGGTATCATCGATCGTTTTGAATTATTCCGCCCAATCTATAGTTCTACTACTAACTATGGACATTTTGGTAAGAGTTATTTGCCCTGGGAAGCAGTAGATTTATTCAAGGATTAATATGTGGAAATTAATTAAAGGATGTTGGGATGAATATGTTAATCTAATAGCACATTCATATCTGATAGATGAAGCGTATATGGAGTTTAATATGGATCAAGAATTAGGTAGGGGTAATATATAATGTTGGATAAAATTAAAAATTTATTTAAGAAAAAAGAAGAACCAAAGGTAGAACCTAAGAAAGAGGTTAAGAAAACTCCTAAAGAACTAGCCACTCTTGCTAGTGAACCATGGGTAGAAATACTCAGTATGGAAGTTGATCCAGAGAATGTCAGTAACGGTGCGTTTGAACTTGATTGGAATGACTTCTTTGTAGCACGGTTAATCAAAGCTGGCTATCAGGGTAAAACGGATCAAGATATTGTAGACAATTGGTTCCGTAGTGTATGTCAGAATGTAGTATTAGAAATCTACGAACAAGAACAAGCCGACCCAGAAGTACGCAGTAAAAATAACCGTCGTGATCTAGGCAATGGCAGAACGGAAGTAAGTTGATCCTGTACGTCAATGGTGACAGCCATACGGCTGGTGCTGAAGCAATTAACTCTCATGCATTCGCAGAGGATGATCCATTATATCACGCTCTAGGCAAAGTTCCACATCCAGACAATGAAAAGGTTAGTTATGGCTGTTTATTAGCCAATGCGTTCTTTGCTATCCTGCACTGCGATGCAGAAAGCGGTAGCAGTAACGATCGCATAATCCGTACCACCCAAGACTATATCAAAACAGAAAAGCCAGATGCAGTTGTTATTGGTTGGTCAACTTGGGAACGTGAAGAATTCCTTATTGATGACTATTATTACCAATTCAGTGCTGGCCGTAGAATCAGTGATTGGCCCAAGCATGTTGAACAAGAATATAAGTCTTGGGTAATTGGTGCTAATCCGATAGCCAAAGCCAAAGAACAGCATGATAAAATCCATGCTTTCCATATGGAACTAGTTAACCAAAATATACCGCACTTGTTCTTTAATTCATTCCATTCATTTAACCATTCTTCTATTACTCCAGTAGATTGGTCCAATAGCTATATCGATCCATATAACGATCTTGGTACATACTATCATTGGTTAAAGGCCCATGGGTATAATACAGTTAATCCAAACAGTTACCATTTTGGTGCGGACGCACATCGCGCCTGGGCTGAATTCTTACTTCCCCACTTGACAAATTTGATTTAAGAAAGTATAATAACTAAATGAGATATCTATTAGTTGACACAGCAAACACATTCTTCAGAGCCCGACATTCAGCACATCGCCAAAGTGATACTTGGGACAAGCTGGGTTTTGCTATACATGTGACCTTAGCATCAGTAAACAAAGCATTCCGTGATCAAAAGGCTGATCATGTTATATTCTGTTTAGAAGGACGCAGTTGGCGCAAAGACTTCTATGAACCCTATAAGAAAAATCGTAGCGTAGCACGTGCGGCACTTACTGACAGCGAAGCAGAAGAAGACAAATTATTTTGGGAAACGTTTGATACGCTCAAAACATTCATAGCAGAAAAAAGTAATTGCACAGTACTTCAACACAATGAACTCGAAGCAGATGATCTTATCGCTGGATTTATACAAGCTCATCCTGGCGATCATCATACTATCGTTAGCAGTGACACTGATTTCTATCAGCTACTCAATGATAACGTTAATCAATACAACGGTATCAGCGACGAGCTTCATACCATAGAAGGTATCTTTGATAAGAAAGGCAAACCTGTCATAGATAAAAAGACCAAAGAGCCTAAGAAGATTCCTGATCCTAAGTTTATACTTTTTGAAAAGTGTATGCGTGGTGATCCTACAGACAATGTATTTTCCGCATTTCCAGGCGTGCGCACCAAAGGCAGTAAGAACAAAGTAGGTCTTGAAGAAGCCTATAGTGACAAAGATAAGAAAGGGTATAATTGGAACAACATGATGTTACAGCGTTGGGTCGATCATAACGGTGTAGAACATCGTGTGTTAGATGACTACGAACGCAATCGTGTCCTAGTTGATCTAACAGCACAACCAGATGAGATTAAAGCCAAGATAGCAGAAACCATAGCCAACGGACAAGTACCTAAAAATGTTCCAATGGTGGGTGCTCAGTTCTTAAAATTTTGTGGAAAATATGACCTAGTTAAATTGAGTGAGAATGCTAGTAGCATGGCCGAATGGCTTACTGCTAGTTACCCACAGAAAGATTATGCATGATAGCAGATGGCAAGTTCCTAGCATTAGATCTAGAATTAAACCAACCCAGTGGCAAGATCATACAGGTTGGCGTAGCCATAGGTGATAAGAACACACGCTTTGAAGACTATGTTGTCCGTAAATGGTACATAGACCCACAGGAACCTATCAGTGAATTTATCAATGATCTCACAGGTATAACTGATGCTGACATACGTGCAGAAGCATATAGTCATGAACATGTTGCCCGTGAGCTAGGTGAACTGATACGTGAGCATAAGGTCTTTGTCAACCCAGTGACCTGGGGCGGTGGTGATAGTGTGGAATTATTGGCAGAATTCTGCAAAAATCATGCTGATTTCCCGCATTTTGGCCGTCGTTGGATCGATGTTAAAACCTGGTACACATACTTGATGCTGACCAGAGGTAAAGCACCCAGTGGTGGACTAGCAAGTGCTATGGGCTACTTTAAGCTACAGTTCAAAGGTAAAGCACACAGGGCAGATGTAGATGCGGCTAATACCCTAGTATTGTTTTTCAAACTGCTAGAACGACAAGCCAAATTGGAAAGTATATTAGATTCAGCTAAAAATATCTAATTTTAAGTAATAAAATCAATGACTTAGCAACTACTATACAGCAATATTTGGATAATTTGAGCCAGTAATTTTGGTTGACTTTTGGTAAAAATGGTGCTATAATAGCTTTATATTAATAATTAGAAAGTATCAAACTTTGTTAAAACAACTACTTAATAAACATCAAAATCATTTAGATTTTTGGGAAGATCTTGAAGTCCAGGGAGGTCGTTTATTATTTGAAGAATATGTTGCTCTGTATCTTAAAGCTACCCTGCCAGGTGATACATACTGGCTTGGTGAAGATGTTGTGCCAGCACACATCGCACAAAAATATCGTTTTACAAACCTACTCAAAGGCAAGCGTAGTTTAGGCGGTGATGTTATTAATGTCTACCAAAATCGTGCCGTTGCTTACGAATCTAAATGGTTTGATGAAAAAGAATCTATCAACTTAAAACTTGTTGCTAATAAGCAACAAGTTATCAACAAAACTGGTATTGACCAACTTATCTTTGCTACAAATGCTCGTCGTACTTCAGATGCTGTTACAGAATGGGTCGACGAAGCAGGTTTCATGTTCCAAGAAGAATGGATCACTAAAGAAGTCTATGACACAGTTAAAGCATATATCAAGGGTCAAGTAAAGAAAACTTACGAGCCAATGACTCTGCGACCAGAATGTTTGCCTGGAGAAGCTGTGCCGTTCTTTGAGCAAGCAATGTTGGAACTACAGGCAGACTTTGACAAAAAGTTTACCAAAACTCCTGTTAACAAAATACTTACTCGTATCTTTCAACACTGGCCAGCGGCTTCTGGCAAAGGTAGTTTTCCTCGCTTGGCTTACGATATGATTTTTGAGTCTCGTTGGAACTACAAGAAGGCACATCCTATTAACACGGTTATCAATCCTACGCTGACTGTTTTGAAGGGCAACCTTGTTAAACATATTCATCATGATATCGGTTTGGGTAATATTGACAATGTGATCCATGTTATCTACGCAGGCGATGTTACTAAAGCCGCAAAGGATACAGAAGAACTACAAGCCATCCGTTCTATGGCAAAGGTGTTTGTTAATAAGATTGAATTTGTAAAGTTTCTACGCGAAATTCAAAACCAAACAGTGTGGGTTCATACTACTGTTCATAGTTACGATAGACTTGCCAAAGTAATGAAAGGTCAGAAGAAAAGTTTCTACTTTGGGCACATTGACGAAGTCCATCACATGATTCAACCGGATTATTCCACTTGGACCGCTTCACTTAACGACGCCGCTTGCCTTATTCAAATTCGTTTGATGACTAGTGCCAACAAGCGTAAGGCTCGTGGATCTGGTGCTACTTATAGTATGGACGATCCTGCATTCTGTGATATTCAAGTTAAAGACTTAGACGAACAGACCGCAGTAAAACTTGGTTACAAGCGTAAGACAGTTTTATTAAACTATGTTTACGATGACAATAGTTTTCCAACAGATTGGATCGAACGACTTGAAAATGGCGGACAGCCCTTAATCAAACTTAAAGACACTGATATTGTTGTACCTATGAGTTGGTTTATGGCAGTTGATAGTTTGTTACGATTCCGTGTTGAATATAGTGAACGCAATCATACCAAACTCACTTTGAACTCTATTAAAGAGTGTCAGGAGTTTGCTAAGTTTATTATGGCAATTCGTCCTAAACTTCTTAAGGAACTTGCTCATTCTAACAATCCTGTGTATCGTCGTTTGCTCAAGGCAAAAGTGATGGTAGCGGATACACAAGAAAATTCTACTGTAAAATTGTTGAAAGAAGTAAGTGCTATTCCCGATACTTTTGAAGACAGTTTTATTATTCATTGCCGTTTGCTTGGCGAAGGTTGGGATCCAGAAAACGGTTGGATTGACAGCAATATGTTTATCAGTCCCACGCACAGTGAAATTCGTATCTATCAAGACGTGAATCGCGGTAGCCGGATTGGTGATGGTAGTAAATCTATTAACCATGTTGTTCAGTTTTTCCTCAAAGACGAAGAAAACCACTTCAATGACATGTTTGCTCGTGTCAAGCATGTAGGAGAAGCGTTAGAAGTAGGTGTTGATGAGATCACTGAACAAGTTATTTTTAAGCAAATCCGCAACATTCCTAAAGGTAAGAAAATGTCTCGCCAAGCCGGCACAGATGTTTTATCTTACTATGACGAAGTCAGTGCTGACTTTTTTGCTAATAGTTTTAACACCTATATCAAAGAAGGACGATATCATAGGTTTGGTGGTGTGGTGAATGATATTATTATTAGTTGGATTAAAATGGACCAGGAACGGAGAGGGTATCTACCTACCTGGAAAATCATTAATCAAATGAAGAAGGATATTAAAGGACAGTATAAAGATTTTTTTAGTCAATTCAAAAGTGATGTTAGTTTAAGACGGATTATTAACGGAGAACACCCCTTACTGTCAGACGAAAATATGATGTTGGCAATTAATTGGCAAATTGAAAGAGTAGAACTTGCTGAAGTAGTTCGACAGGATATCAGAAATATTGTAGATACTTGTATGGCTCGACAACCAAGTTTTGGTGCCATTTTTCAAGAATTTGGAAATATTATTAAAGAAAAATATGGAACAGACCAAGCAACCATCAGACGAATTGCTAAGGACATCTACAAAAAATATCCAAAAGAATATTATGATAGAACGTATAAAATCATTGCCGATCTTATGATCAAGAACAAAACAAAGGCAACTACGTTAGCAGAACTATCTAATGTCATCTTAAATCAGTTAGAAGATACCGGAATAAGCACATCAAAATTATCCAAGAACTTAACTAATATATGGTTCAAAGGGCACAAATCTTTAAGCAAAACAACGTTAGAGAAGATGAGGCAGATTCGAGCAGAACTTACAGGTAAGGCTATTAGCAGAGCAAGTAGTGGAAGAACAGCATCTATCGAAACTCGGAAAAAAATGTCTGCGTCAGGGAAAGGTCGAAAGCAAACACCCAAACAAATCGCCAAGCGTGCCGAAACTCGTCGGGCTACTATTATTGAAAAATATGGAAGCATGGAGGCATTTTATCAACAAATTTAGTAATCTCATAATTACCTCGTAGCAGTTTGGCAAAACTAAATAGAAATTATAGTTGAACTGTTCAACAGTTTAGTTGTATAATTAAGTAATACAACTCCTAGCCAACCGGAGTATCTACCCGGCCCCTGACACAAGTCAGAAGCGAACACAATAGACAGGTAGCCCAGCGTCACAGCATGTGGCAATGGTAGGTTATGATATCACTCGATAGACATGATCAACGTCAGGTTGGCATATTATTAACTATAAGGACAAAAATAATATGACAAGAATAAAAGTTTATTCAACACAAAAACCCGCATTTCCGCAGACTGTAGAAATATATACTGTTGAGGATGGCACTAAAAGTAAAAGTTCTTGGTGCTCAGAAATCAACACCAATGACTATCTTAAAACTCGAGTCGAGTTAGAACAACTCGAATACCTAGCGCATCCGATCAATAGCCAAGAAATCACCACCCAGGAATACAGCACATTCCATATGGGAGGTAACTAACATGGCAAACAAATTTTTCAATTACCAAGGCGCACCCTGGCAAATCATTGAAACAACGGACCCATGGGGTAACCCATTGACCTATGCTGTGGAGATGGACTCTACCGACGGAGCGATGTTAAACACAGAAGAATATAGTGAGGGCAGCGATTGGGAATACGTACAGGCTACGGATGTTAGGATCGATGCCTGGTTCTTAAAAAGTGACCCAAATGATTTGTTTGGTGATGAGGACGAACCCGATGAAGAAGAACCATTTGATCCTGCACAAACTATCAACACTAGTAAATTAAAAGCCATGTTGGACCAACTTAACAACAGACCAACCGACGGCCCAACCAGGCATTGGAGTATAACCCAAGACGATGATCCAACTAAACCTAATGGAACCATAGACCGTGCCGTGGACATACTCAGCATGATACGTGCTCGTCAAGAGAATGAAATGCGCCCAACCGTGATATTAAATGCAAGTAAATACACAGATTCAAAGTCCTTAGAGTCAGCATTAGAGACGATTCGTAAAAAAGATCAAGAGGCTGATATATGGGTAGGTACTACCCGTGCAGATGATTTCTTAGCAACATTGAAGAATCAAGAAACGATTGGTCTTAGTAGTGTTCCGGATGACTCTAAACCATTGGGATTAATGTTAGATCAAGAAATTCTTGAGTTAATTAAACGATTACGTCCAAAAAAGTAGTTGACATTTATCAAAAATCTAAATATAATATAGTATGACTAAAGAATTAGATCGATTAGCAGCTCAAGCAGGATTACCCGTAACAGATAATCTTGAACATTTCTATCGTCTAGTTGGTGAACGCTGTGCTGACATCTGTGGTAGTCAGGGTGATCAAAAGAACATCAGGCGCCATTTTGGTCTAGAATACTATGATGGCCCTAGTCATTATCAAAACAAAACATATCAGGAAACACAGTATGACTGGAACAAACACTACATTGAGGAAAAGAAATAGATGGCACATATAATTGATAAAACATTTGAATTCTGTTATGGACACAGAGTTTGGACACAGAAACTAAATGGTGAGTATGCGGCAGACTTAAAGTGTGCTTGTCGTCACCTACATGGACATGAAGGGAAGATGCAGGTTTATCTAAAGAGCCCAAGTGGTGAATTAGATCCAACTGGTATGGTAACAGACTTCCGTCATCTTGAATGGTTGAAGAAATGGATCAACGAACATATTGATCATCAGTTTATTGTAGATCGTAGTGATCCATTATATGATCAATTACTTGGCGGTAGTGTATTGTATCCAGTGACTATTCCAGAGACAGATGTAGTAGCAGGATATAAAATTGACTTGGGTGGATTAGAACCCAACACACCAGAGTATGAATACTTTGAAGGGTTCTTTGTAGTAGACTTTGTTCCGACTAGTGAAAACTTATCCAGTTGGATGGCAGAGTTAGTAGATGCTAAAATGAAAAAATTAAATGTAACAGTTGACCGCATTGATTGGTGGGAAACTCCTAAGAGCCGTAGTGTATTTTATAGATAGGAACTGATATGTCAGGCTATACTCCAGAACGTTGGGTAGTATTAGAATTTGTAGCACCGGATGAAACGATCCAAAAAGTATTTGCAGGTTGGTATGGTGGATATTTAGATGGTGATAGTTGGAAGCTCAACAGTGGCAACACAGCAGAACGAGAACTAGATGACCGTTGGGAATTTGATGGCTACAGTGGTAGTACCTACGTATGTCACAAGAGTGCATACGGACTAAGTGGATATATGAGTAGTCTATTATCAGGTTGGTTAGAGCAAGGCAAAAAAGAAAACGTTACAATTAATATTTTAGATCGATACGAGAGTAAATAATGAACGCAACAGTTTTCATCTTACTGGCACTATTTGGCATCAAGCATTTCATCGCTGATTTCTTGATGCAGTATGACTACATGCTCAGGGAAAAAGGTATCTATGGTGCCATTGGTGGCTTACATCACGCCATAGTCCATGCTAGTTTTACTTTTTTAATTCTAGTGTTCTTTTGTGATAACGCAAATGATATTATCGCACTTTCCTTCGCAGACTTTGTCTTACATTATCATATAGATTATTTTAAGCAACAATTGAACAAGGGACTTACGCCAGCAGATCGTCAGTTCTGGATATGGCTTGGTGCAGATCAAGCACTGCATTACTTAACTTATATAGGGATTATTACCTATGCCACAGCACTATGATAAAAAAGAATGTAAATTACACGCAACTTGTCAGGACTCAGACTCCTGCGGAGGTCCAATGATAATGTTATTAGCCAAAGCCATCGTTAAGAATAAATGCTGGATCGTTGAAGATGATAACAACAATAAAATTGGTACTATCATGACCAACCCACAAGGGGTAGTTTATCAACATGATCAGACTCGTGAACAATTCCCTAGTTTGAAAATGCTCAGTGACAAGTACAACATTATTGTAGACAAGGCGCCACCTAAGCGTATCATCACAGAAGGCAATGATGTGTATGGATATCCCTGTGAGCATAAACCTAACAATGTATTATGGGACGTACCTAAACGCTTACCAGTGTTTACTAAAGGTACTAAAAGCAAAAGTTTCTTCTGTGCTGGTTATTATATTGTTAAGTTTAACAACGGTTGGGTTAAATCATATTGTCCTAAACTAATCACGTTAAATCGGTATCCCTATGCTGGTCCATATCAGACCTTAGAAGAAATGCAGGAAAACCTGCGTATTGCCAATGGAGCTCTACATGGAACATCGATTAAGTATGCATCTGAAGAAGTTTAATGACCGTGTACAGGTGATGAATCAGACCAATGCTAGAGACCTTACGTTAACGGCATTAGATGCACGTAATCTGCAAGCTGAGATATTTGAATTACTGACCAAGATCAACGACCTAGTTGAACTTAAAAAAGACAAGAAAGAAGAGGTTATCAACATCGATGTTGGTGGTGGTAATTTCTAATTATATACTCTGATAATTGGCATAAATAATATGTGGAGATACACATATTATGTCAAGACCAAAACCAACGGTTCTATTAGAACACGTTAACAAAACAAATTACAAGAGTGATCAGATCTTAGATAGCGAGGGTATCTGGGCAGTGTTCTACGATGGCCAACCTATTAACCTTAAGACACAGAACATACTTGTAGCGTATCCAGGTCCTAAATATAAAAAAGTTAGTTTCAGTAACCCTGGTCATGCAATTAACCTAGCTAAAAAATTAAACACCTTATTCAAGTGTGATAAGTTTAGCGTGGTACTACTCAAAGCCGGTGACAAGATTTACCCTTAGTCATGGCACGCACTGCTGAATCATTGCAGGTCATATGGCAGGATCAATTTCAACAATATCAACTTAACCCTTTTACCAACGATCCCAAACTTGGACTGCGCTATCAACGCTATGACAATCCAGCCAGCTGGTGGCACAATCCTGTAAACCCAGATAGTCTGCGGTTAACACGGCCAGCATTTAACATGCTGAGTAAAAATAAGGATATCAAAAGTTGGCAATTCAAACTACCCACTCCATTGGTTACACGTGCTTATATCCAATTGGAAAAACATTTTACTAGCCCGTATTACATACCCACACATACCAGCATTTACGTGTTTGGAGAACAAGATAGTATAATGCTAGCCCTACATGGCTCAAATCTACAACAATATCTTGACAATCTAGCCAGTTGATGCTATACTAGTTTTATGGCTTCAAAATTTGACGAATTTGATTATCATCTAAAAATGGCATTTAATGCTCTCATAGCCATGGCCAATGAAGAGTATCCAAACGACGACCCAGTGGGTCGTGCAATACGCAGTTATACTTTGCCTAATCTGCATAGATGGGTACAGGGTAATGACCAGGCTGGTAATTTGCCGCATCTTAAAGAACTAATAGATAGTAAAGATGTTTGAGTACCTAGCCACTTTAATAGGCATGCATTCTGCAGATGGAATGATATCATCTGCCCAGGCAGAACAATCCTCACAAAAAACTCAAGTAGTGCAAATGGGACCGCCTAGGCCTGTTTATCGTATTCCACGTGATCAACGTTTTGAAGCAATCCGCAAGCGTTTTGAACAGCAACGAGAAGCGGATAAAAACACTCCTGATCCCTACGCAGATATGTGGGATAAAGATTGGGTCAATAAACCCTAAAATTATCTATATTTTGGTTGACTTTTGGTTAGAAAGATGCTATAATTATACACATGACACTAGAAGAACAACAGATTATTGATGCAATTTGGGGTACTGATGCCAACGATATAGATCGTGCTGATGCTACCCAAGTAATACAAGGCATTTATGCCATGGCTGATATTATGAAATCTCGTATAGAAGCTGGTAAGATTGCCTATATTCCCTTAACAGATTATCTACATTAGGATCTAACATGATCGAATACATATTGTGCTATGCCTGGGCTTTTACTCTAGGCGCATTCTTTGGGGGTGCTGTGGTTTGGTACCTATTCTACTTAAAATCTAAGGGTAAAATTTAACTTGACAATTGGTTAGTTTGAGTGTATAATAGTCGTGTTATCGTTAATTAAGAGAGGGTTAGACAAATGGCAGTTACCGAAAATCGTACCGTTACAAGTGAAGAGGCACGTGTAGCCCTAGTACAATGTTTCAATAAGAAACGTCCAGTTTTCTTATGGGGTCCTCCAGGTATTGGCAAGAGTGAATTAGTAGAAGGTATTGCTAATGAAATGGGTGGTCATATGATTGACCTGCGCCTAGGACAAATGGACCCAACAGACATCCGTGGTATTCCTTTTTACAATAAAGAACTAGGCTTAATGGATTGGGCACCTCCAATTGACTTGCCAAGTGAAGAACTTGCTAGTCAGTACCCAGTGGTTGTTCTATTCTTTGACGAGATGAATTCAGCGGCACCTAGTGTGCAATCTGCGGCTTATCAACTAATCCTTAACCGTCGTGTTGGTAAGTACAAATTACCAGACAATGTGGTCATGGTTGCCGCAGGTAACAGAGAAGGTGACAAAGGTGTTACATTCAAGATGCCTAGCCCACTAAGCAATCGTTTCGTCCATTTAGAAATGCGTCCAGACTTTGATGCATGGCAAAAATGGGCAGTGCTCAACAACATACATAAAGACGTTGTGGGTTACGTGTCATTTGCTAAACAGGACCTGTTTGACTTTGATCCTAAGAGTTCAAGTCGTGCGTTTGCAACACCACGTAGCTGGACTTTCGTTAGTCAATTGCTTGAAGACAACTTACCAGCTAGCGTAGAAACAGACTTGGTAGCAGGTACAGTTGGTGAAGGTACCGCGGTTAAGTTTATGGCGCATCGTAAAGTAGCAGGTCAGATGCCTAATCCACGTGACATCTTAGATGGTAAAGTTAAAGAACTTAAAGTTAAAGAAATCTCAGCTATGTATTCATTAACTGTGAGTATGTGCTATGAACTTAAAGATCTTAACGGTAAAGAAACTAACAAGGATGCCTGGCATGAGAAAGTAGATAACTTCTTCAAGTTTATGATGGAGAACTTTACTACAGAACTCACTGTCATGGGTGCTAGGGTAGCCCTTACTGTTTACAATTTACCATTTGTTCCTGGCAAACTTAAAACGTTTGATGAGTTCCATAAACGTTTTGGTAAGTATATCGTTCAAGCTGTTGCGTAATTGAATAGGTCCTAGTCAAGTTACATTTACTGTAACTTGACATTTGGGCAATTTGAGTGTATAATATACATATTACAGTGAGAAAGAGACTAGACAAATGGCAAAAGCAAATACAAAAGGCACTACAACTACTAAAGCCAAAAACTATGTAGGTGTTAAAACTAATCTAGAAACAGATCGTGCAGTCAGAGAAAAGATTGTTGGTGCTCGTATTGCCCTATTACTTAAAGCACCTTTCTTTGGTAACCTAGCAACTAGGTTACAGTTAGTCAATGCTGATGAATGGTGTCCAACTGCCGCAACTGACGGGCGTAAGTTCTACTATAACAGCGAATTCCTTAAGAAAATGCCAGCTAAACAGCTAGAATTCCTTATGGGTCATGAAGTATTACATTGTGTCTATGATCATATGGGTCGTCGTGGTGAACGTGATCCTCAGTTATGGAATATCGCTGATGACTACTGTGTTAATCAAGACCTATTAGATCAACGTATTGGTGAACGTATTCCAGTTGGATTATACGAACCCAAGTACAAAGGTTGGTCAGCCGAAGAAGTATATGATGACTTATACAAAAATGCAGAGAAAATCAACATCGACGATCTATTAGATAAACTACTCGACGAACATTTAGACGGTGAGGGCGAGGGTGGTGAGGGCGAAGACGGCGACGAAAAGAAAGAAGGTCAAGGCCGCCCTAAACTAAGTGAAGAAGAAAAGAAAGCTATACGTGATGAGATTAAAGAAGCTGTTATGTCTGCGGCACAAACAGTAGGTGCAGGTAACTTGCCCAGTGGTGTTAAGCGTATGATCAAAGATCTAACAGCACCACAATTGGATTGGCGTGCTCTATTACAGCAACAGATCCAAAGCACTCTACGCACTGATTATACTTGGTCCAAAGCTAGCCGTAAAGGGTGGGATATGGATGCTATCATGCCCGGTAGTGATTGGGACAAAGAGATTGATATCTGCGTAGCCATTGACACATCAGGTAGTATGTCTGAACTTATGCTTAAAGATATCCTTAGTGAAGTCAAAGGTATCATGGAGAGCTATACCAGCTTTAGATTACATTTATGGTCATTTGACACAGAAGTATACGCAGAAGGTGCTAAGGTATTCACAGCAGATAACCTAGACGAGATCATGGATTGGGAACCACTAGGTGGTGGTGGTACCGACTTTGAAGCTAACTGGACATGGATGCGTGAGAACGATATCCAACCTAAGAAGTTCATCATGTTCACAGACGGTTATCCATTTGGATCATGGGGTGACCCAGATTACTGTGATACTATGTTTGTTATCCACGGTTCAACTACTATCGAAGCACCGTTTGGTATCACTACCTACTATGAATTAAGCAAAGAACATGCTTAAACTGGGCGAGGCAAATCCCCTAAACGTGCATCAATTGAGGAGGGTACATCATTGCCCTCCTCATTTTGAGCAAGTAGTTTTTGAACCATATGCCACAGAAAAACAAATTACAGATTGGTTATACGAAAACCTAGAAGGACGTTTCTTTGTAGGTAGTATAGATATAGCACGTACACCGGGTGGTAAGCCCATAGATCGCAACTTACTAGTGGCCTTTGAATTAGCTAGCGAAGCCACTTATTTCAGCTTATATCTTCCACAGATTAATATAATTTAAGAAAATTTTTCCACCTCTCATCTAGCTGTTAAATAGAATTGTCCCCTAAGGAGAATTTTATAAATGGCCAAGAAAGAAACACAACCAATTTCGACTGCTGAAACACCAGCACAAGAACAAGCACCTGCAGGTCTTGCATTAAACGACCTGATCACAGTAGTGCAAATTATCCAACTCAGTTCACAACGCGGTGCTTTCCGTGCTGAAGAATTAGCTGATGTTGGCGCTTTATATAATAAATTAGTTACATTCTTACAAGCTAGCGGTGCACTTGCTAGACCTGAAGATGCGGCTAAACAGGAGAAAGAAAATGCTTAAACACGTAGGCCGTCATGGCGAAAAGCGAGTAGTAGTTGCTTACAATACAGTACCAGGTGAAGATCACATGGCATTGGTAATTTACAGCGATTCATTACCAGCAATGTTACACGATGAAGTTATGAAAGTAGTAGAAAGTCAAGCTGGACAAGGTGCCAAAGTATTAGCTGACGCATTATTCCGTAACACAATGCCAGATGGTAATAATACACTTACAGCATTACACGGTGGTAAATTCCTTAAGAAAGTACAAACTAAACAAATCATTTTACAACCAAATGCTAAGTCAACAGTACGTCTTGATGAACTAAATGAAATCCTTAGAAAGATGGAAGGTGGTCAAGAGGCTATTGATAAACTAGCTAAAATTGATGAAGGACGTGGTTTTCGTGATCCAGAAAAAAATAGCAAGACAACAAGTCGCGATGTTGGTGAACCAACTGCACCTGTAGTCGCAGGTGGTGCATTAAGCGATGCTGATTTAGCCAAGGCTAATTTAGATCAAGCTACAAAAATGGAGGCTCAGGCTAAGACATTATTAGCTGAAGCTAAACGATTAAAAGAAGAAGCAAAGCAATTTGCGCCAACAAAGAAAACTACTAATGTCAGAAAACCAAGCACCAAAAAAACCGCGGCCTAGTAAAGCTAAGAAGCTTAATCTTAATAAAAGAAAAAGCTGGCAAGATATAGTCAATGGTGTTGATAAAAAAGAAGTTCCAATTAATGTCCTGCAATCAATACAGGTAATGTTAATAGATGGAACTACTATTAATATCAACATCAAAGATTTAATTGGTGAAGGGCAAGATCCACATGAAATTGAAGCCATGTTAGACGATAAATTTAATGAACTTGATCAATACATCAAGACAGTTGACTTTTTCGTTGACATTGACAAAGTCAAAGACACTGTACAACCCGAAACTGACAGGGTACTAAAAGGCCTATGATCTGCAGCATATTAGCTAGTACCAATATGGGTGGCATAGGCAACAGAGGTACTCTGCCTTGGCCTAAACACAGTGAAGATATGCTTTGGTTCAAAGAACACACTGAGAATCAAATTGTGGTTATGGGGCGTAACACTTGGGACGATCCAAAGATGCCCAAACCTTTACCAAATCGTCAAAATTATGTTGTTAGCAGTCGTCACGTGGATAAAGAATACCAACATCTTGTACGTTGGGTTCCCGGTGATGCTGTTAATAATATTAAACAGATCCAAAAGCAAAATCCAAAACAAGATGTGTTCATCATTGGTGGTAAGCAGTTGTATGATGCTACTGAACCATTGGTTGAACGTGTCTACTTAACTCGAATGAAAGGCGCATGGTTCACAGATACACGTATTGATCTAGAACGGTATCTAGCATGTTTCCGCATTTATGGTGTACGCCCAGGTAATAACTGCACCTACGAAACGTGGAATCGTGTTATATTCTAGTTGACATGTTGTAGCAGACCTGCTATAATAGTAAAATGAAAACCTATCTCAAAAGTCTAAAATTTGTTTTAGAAAACGGCTCTGTACGAGAAGATCGCACAGGCACAGGTACCATTGGTGTTTTTGGTATGCAACAGCGTTATGATCTAAGCCTAGGCTTCCCAGCAGTAACAACCAAAAAACTAGCATTCAAAGCCTGTCTAAGTGAACTTTTATGGTTCCTTGAAGGCAGTAATGATGAACGTAGACTATGTGAAATCCTACATGGTACCAGAGACACATCTAAACGAACTATTTGGACAGACAATGCTACCAGTGATTATTGGCAGCCAAAAGCTCGTTACAGCGGTGATCTAGGTCGAGTGTATGGTGTCCAATGGAGACATTGGCGTAAACCTACAGAGATGGAAAGCTACTACATTTGGGAAAATACCGAACATGGTATGCAGGCTAAGGAAAAGAAAGAACTTGTGGTAGATCAAATCCAACAATTAATTGATGGTATCAAAAAAGACCCATATGGTCGTAGGCATATTTTGTCTGCTTGGAATCCAGGCGAGTTAGACCAAATGGCCTTACCACCCTGTCACTGTTTTGCGCAGTTCTATGTCTCAGCAGACGGTAAGTTAAGTTGTCAGATGTACCAGCGTTCCTGCGATATGTTCTTGGGCGTGCCCTTTAACATAGCATCCTATTCCTTGCTCACACATATGATCGCGCAGGTATGTGGGCTTGAGGCAGGTGAGTTTGTTCACGTACTCGGCGACGCACACATATATCTGAACCACGTGGAGCAGGTAAAAGAACAATTGGCACGTGAGCCCTTACCGCTCCCCACTTTGTGGATTAATCCTGATGTCCGAGACATCTTAACGTTTACTATGGAGGACTTTAGACTAGATGGATACAACTGTCACACACCAATCAAAGCGCCAATGGCGGTATGAACGTCCTCATCGTGTGAGGTTGTTTAGTCATGCTATACATTTTAACAATGCCAGTGAGTTGACTGCCCGTCAGATCTATTTACAGTGTGCTGGTCACTTTAGTGAGACTGATGAGTATCGTTGGGTAGAAGAAAACGATATTGAGATAGATTACTTCTTTGACGATCAAGTTACCAGCTGGCACAAGACTGTGCTGTTCTACGCAGATTTAAGTGAGGCTGAATATGTGGATTATAGTTTAAGATTTTTCAAGCACGGAGAAGAATGGAAATGATAGAATACGAACAACAAGATTATGACGTTGCTAAAAAAATAATTGATCTTGGCTTCTTTATGGATTTAGATAAAAAAACATTAGAACTAACTGAAGAAAATATCATAGATGTTGCTAAAAAATATTATACTTTAAGATTAAGAACATTTGACCCCACAACAGGAACACATCAATGAAAGTTTACATAAACAAATACCGTGACCATTGGCTGAGTCCATATACCATCTGTGAGAAGATCTGTTGGTGGCGTGAGATTGACTATGATGAGCCCTGGGTTCAAAAGGTAGTTAAAGTATTAAATCCTGTCATGAGCTTATGGAGAGATTTCTTAGACTTTGTCCACCCTAGAATTGAATACGTTAAGATTGATCCATGGGATACCTGGAGCATGGATTCAACATTAACTCCTATTATCTTGCCTATGTTAAAACAACTAAAAAAAGACAAGCACGGCGCTCCATACACCGAAGATGCAGATGTGCCAGAACGATTACGTAGCACTACTCCTGCGGCACAAAAGGCTAAAAAAGAGTCATGGGACACTGATGGCAATCACTTCAAGCGTTGGGATTGGATCATGGACGAAATGATCTGGGCATTCGAACAACTTGCTGATGATACGTGGGAAGAACAATACTTCACAGGTAAGAGTGATTATACATGGATCCCAAGCAAAGAACTTGATGCTAAGGGTAGGCCCAGAACTTACGAAATGAAAAAGAGTCCTAAAGACACACGCAAGTATGATAAAAAAGGTTACATGAAACACAGTGCTCGTATAGACAACGGAACACGCTTGTTTGGCAAGTATTTCCGTGCTCTTTGGGATTAAAAAGCGTAAATACATAATATAGGAGAACTAATTATGTCACAAAATTTTATACCTGAAAACCCATCAATTGGCCAAAAATGGTATGACCCTAGCGTACAACCAACAGGACAACTGAAGATTTGGAATGGTACAGCATGGGTTGAGGCTGAATTCAAACAAGGATTTGGGCCAGGGTCAACGGCTGTTGAAAAGCAATAGTGTAAGAATTGTAGTACACAAAATTCCCATGGGTGATGTAGAGGATCCTGAACTCTATGCCGCAGAACCCATTATCGCGTTTGAAAAGACCGAGCAAGGAAAGTGGCTACATGCGAATTCTACTAGGCAATTAGAATTTATTGTAAGACCCAATCAAGAATCATATGGGTGGCTGGTGATTATATTTGCTTGGTTAACTGAGCAAGATATAACATATTATCAATTAAAATGGGGAAATCAAAATGGCCTATGACATACTAAAAGCCGCATTAGAAAAAAAGAAACAACAACAGCAACAAGGTGTAAAAGGTACTGCTGTTGATTCCAAAGGTGGTCCTGTTAAGTCACAGGTTACTGCGAATAAACCTACTAAAAAATCAGCTGGAAGGGGAAGATAGTGAGACGTTTAGTTACAGGTGGTGCTGGGTTTATTGG